ACTGGTACGTTTTTAACTTCAAAGTTTACACTGTCAAACATTCTAAAATCCCCATATTGCCGCTGTTGCTTCCCAATCTACAGCCAAGATAAACACAAGGCAAGCTATTGCTGCAACGTGCCAGCGTTTTATGGGTGGGTTTTGTTGCATGGGTTGCATGGGTTTTGGTTTGTAGTCTTTGCGTATCATTGGTATATGCTCCCTATGTTTTTAATTTCCAGTTTTTTCCCATTAAAGAAAGCAAGCCATCCAGCAAAATCCCCGCTTTCTTCATCGTAAGCAGGAGCAATTGCCAGCAATCCTCTTTTCGATTTTGGAATTCTTAACTCTTTTGCGGCCAATTCCTTTGCGTCGGAAATGTTTTTAGCTTTGTAGTCTTTGCGTACCATTGTTATATGCTCCCTAAGTTTTTAATCTGCCAGTTTTGGGTTGTTGTATTCTTACGATACCAGTTAACTTTTGCAAGCATTTGTGCGCGTGTACCTGTCGCGTTTAGCTTGTTGTTGATGAGTAGCGCGTACATTATGCTACCTCTAGTAATGGAATCATTGAAGTTTTGAATTTGCTTGCACCTTTGCCGTGCACGGTTATGGCTACATTCTGGCGTTGACCATCACACAAGCCGCACTCCTGACACTGCAAGCCTTGGCTATCTGCCAGGCATTCAATTTCGCCATCGGCTAGGCTGTCGCCAGCCATGGCTACTCTGAAAGTCTTAGCGCCCATAGATTGATATTTTGCCGCTTGTTTGGGTGAATCTGCGCTGACCATACACAAGGACAAAAAACGCTTGTCAAAGGCTTTATGTGCTATTTGGTGAGTGTAACCAGTGTGTCCAATGCATAGGGACGCCACTTGTTGCATTACTTCAAACGGCGCCGCCGCTGGGTCACCATAAGCCCCTAAGCGTACTTTGCGACCCATAAACAGACCATTATGCAATGTAGGGTCGAAGGTTGGATATTTGCCAGCCTTATACGTGCGGTATACGGCAGCGGGTGCTTGGCCAACGTTAACGTAGCAAGTACGCTTTCGGTGTGGACAGTTGCCACAGATAGAATAATCTTCACCAGTGTCTAATGCTTCCAGTGGGTGGACATCGCTGCGAAGAATCCACGTTTGAACCATGTTACCTGTCTTAGCGTTGGCACTGTTAAGCGTGGCAATCACCACTATCGGCTTGCCATCCAACACACTTGGGCCGTCGTACAGTACAACACCGTTTACCTTGGGTAATGCTTTGGGTTTGAGTTTTGGGCCGTTTAGTTTTGACATTGTTTTTCCCTGCTAGGTTGTTTCCGTTTATGAGTGTAAATGCTTCCACAGTTGCCCACTGGATGCAATGGGCAACAATGGGACACTTAAGGCGTCTCTAAAGGCTTCAATTCGCGATACTTACCACCTACAGGGTGGACATAAAACACGGGTTTACCGTCGCGGTATAGCGTCCTTATGTGCAGGTTTTGTTTTAACCAGATACGGATAAACTCCCAGTTTACTAACCTTTCTTGCGGCTTCATTGGTTTTTTTCCCCTTAATTGTTGTTTTCTACAATTTCTTGGACGTTAACACGCTCTAACCAGGCACCTACTAAGTCCTGCAAAAGACTTGCTGGGGTTTCGTAAAGCTTAATTTGATTCTCTAACTCGTCGGTTAGTGCTTCGACTGTTAAATTGTCATCTTGTCTTAAACATTCGATAACGCCGTCATTATCCAACCACAAGGCGGCCTGCCATGTTTCGAAGTTAGTCCATCCATTGTAGGTTTCTTGGTTTGTCATTGTCTTATTTCCTGTTTTGTTGTGTTGTGCGCTCCATTATATAGACACAAGCAAACCTGTCTAGTATCAATGTGGTCTATAAACTCTTTTTGTTATGCTTTATTGATGGTTGCAATGGGTTCTGGAGTATGCTAGAGACTCTAAAGGGTACTTTAGCGACTCACACTCTCAACACTTTGTCAACAGTTTTCTCAAGTTTTTCTCAAGTTTTCTTTTGACTTCTCAAGCAAACTGTGGTAGCGCGACAACCCCAAGGACTACCATAGAATGCTTTAGAAGTCAAGTGAATTATTCTCATGTTGTCTTGAGTATTTTTCACTTGACAAACTCAAGGCGGTGGGGTAAACTTGAGGGCCGGGGGAGGGCTGACGCTCTGTTGTATTATTATAGTACCCACTAACATACAAAATAGACCAAAATTAGGTTAAATTGACCAATAGTCCCCTCTAGTAACCTCTTGTATCCAAAAGAAAACTTAAATTTACCAAAAGACCACTAAAAGGAGTGATTTATTTGTTAATAATACAAAATAATCCTTGACTTTTAGACAAAAGTATGCTATAATCAAAAAGTATTCTTAGGAACTAAGGTAAATACTTTATGGATCAACCTAAAAGAAAAAGAGGTAGGCCAAAGAAAGGAGAAGTAGTCTCTAAAACCGCTGGGAACAGAGGTAAAGTTGGGCGTCCTAAAGGTGACGCTAGTATTATTAATGAATATAAAGCTAGAATGCTTGCTTCACCTAAATCTAACAAGGTTCTGGATAGTATCTTTAATGCTGCTTTAGATGATGAACATAAAAATCAAGCAGCAGCATGGAAACTTGTCATGGATAGGATGCTGCCATTGAGTTATTTTGAAAAGGATTCTGCTAATGGTAGACAGTCTGTGTCGATTACTATCTCAGGTGTTGGGCAAGTCGCCACAAGTATCTCTGACCCAAGTGAAGACAATGCCATTGAAGGGGAATTCACAGAAAGTGGAATATAAATACTTCAAGATAGAAGACTTTGATTGTCAAGAGACTGGTGAGAATAAGATAGACCCTGAGTTTGTCAGGAAACTGGATGAGCTAAGGGAAGCCTGTGGTTTTCCTTTTGTAATCGCCAGTGGATATAGGTCGCCTACGCACTCCATAGAATCTGCGAAAGCTAGACCGGGAACACATAGTCAGGGAATAGCTGCTGACATTAGAGTCAATGGTGGCGCTCAGCGTCATAAGATTATTAAGGCTGCTATGATTATGGGATTTAACGGTATAGGTGTCGCTAAGACATTTGTGCATGTGGACACTAGAGACTCTGAGTCTGTTGTGTGGTCATATTGATGTGTATGGGTTATGGGAACTTTAAGGGTTTATGACTGACCTTAACATAGAACTGATACCTTGGCAACAAGATGTATGGGTAGATGAAGCTAGGTTTCAGGTTGTTGTCGCTGGAAGACGTACAGGCAAGTCGAGACTAGCGGCTTGGAAACTTATTATCAGGGCATTAGAGTCCGGTAAAGGGCATGTCTTCTATGTTGCACCCACGCAGGGACAAGCTAGAGACATCATGTGGCAGACACTGCTTGAGCTAGGAGCGCCAGTAGTAGTCTCAAGCCACATTAACAATTTACAGATTAAGCTAATCAACGGTGCCACTATATCGTTGAAAGGCGCAGACAGACCAGAGACTATGCGTGGTGTGTCTTTGAAGTATGTAGTTCTGGACGAATACGCAGACATGAAGCCTGAAGTATTTGAGCAGATTCTTAGGCCAGCCTTAGCTGACCAAAAAGGAGATGCGTTGTTCATAGGTACACCAATGGGGCGTAATCACTTTTATGAGTTGTACCAGTACGCTTTATTAGGTGATGACCCATTGTACAAAGCATGGCACTTTACAAGCTATGACAATCCTCTAATAGACCCAGAGGAGATTAAAGTAGCTGAAAAGAGTATGTCGAGCTATTCGTTTAGACAGGAGTTTTTGGCGTCCTTTGAAGCCATAGGCTCTGAGATGTTTAAGGAGGAATGGGTTAAGTTCGGTGAGTCTCCAGATGAAGGTGACTACTACGTAGCTATTGACTTAGCTGGTTTTGAGGAAGTTAATAAACAGCGTACTAAGAACGCTCAATTAGACGAGACAGCCATAGTAGTAACTAGGGTCAACGACAACGGACATTGGCATGTGGAAAACATAATACATGGACGTTGGGAATTAGGCGACACAGCCAGAAAGATCTTTGAGGTTGTCAGAGACTACAGGCCAGTTGGGATAGGTATAGAGAAAGGTATCGCTAGACAGGCAGTTATGTCCCC